TCAATGTTTATGAGGCGTGAAGTTGCCCTTATTCCAAACCTAATTGACACTAATTATGACATAGGAACTTGGGACTTCGACCTCTGCATGAATGTAAAGAAAACTGATTGGAAAATAGCTACTCTCTGTGATAAGTCACTTATAGCTTTGAATGATAAAACTTATCGATTTCGTGGATATAAATCAGGGAAATACTACAACTCACTTAAAGTAAAAGGTGCAAAGATATTTGAAAAAAAGTGGGGATTCTCCAGCGAATTTTATCCTAATTCACCTAAGAAAGTATCAAAACGTAAAGAGGAAAAAGAGCCAGAAAAAATCCTTGATGATACCTTCATAATCACCAGAGCTATATATAACACTATAGGAGATGGAAAAGGTATAGGAATTTTAGATGAAGACCGTTTAGATATGATGCAAAGATACTTCATAAACAGTTTACGTAATCAAACAGATTTAAATTTCACTTTGTATATTGCTGTAGGCACTCCTAACAATGAAGCAACAGTTAGAATTAAGGCATTAAACTATGGCAACCTCAATGTGAAATTTATCTACATTAAAGATGATCTATCACAATGGGAAAGTTCTATAAATAAATCAAAAAACTGGGGAAGAGAAATAGACACCGGCTGTCCTGAAGACCTCCTCCGTAAACATGGGCATCCAAAAGCTACAATCATGGCACGTCTTGACAATGATGATTGGGTAGCACCTGGTTGGGTTGCTCACATGAAACACATGGCAGCAACTAAACCTGAGTCTCACTTCCTCATCAATTATCAAGTAATAGGTCAAGCACCTGACGGACGTCTTTATAAATTCTTCGCTCCTCATAATAGAGGACGTACAAGCCCTTTCATCGCCTTGGTGCAGAAAAAAGAACCACGAATTAGTCCTTATGAAGATATACACTTAAATATGGGAAGTAGATTTGCATCAGTCTATAATATAATGCCAGCTTATGTTTTCATGGTAGTTCATGGAAAGAATAGAAGTAATAGACTATATCAATTAGATAAATACTTTGAAGATATTGAAGTTCGTAAAGAAGTATCTAAAGTAATCCCAATCTCAATAAAGCAAAATAAGCAACTTAATAAAGGAACAGATTGGCGAGCAAGAATCGCTAATGCTTCGTTTCAAAATTAAACAAAGGAAAGGAAATAAGCTAATGAAAAAATTCATACTTTCAATAATCTTAGCAATCACTCTCATTGTATCTCCTGTGAGTGCAGAATTCTTCCCAGACATAATCGTTACTTCACCTAATGCCATCTGGACTGATTCTCGTGCTTACAACACTCTCAATGATGCAATAGATGCAGTTGGTGCTAATGAGCGAACCATCAAAATTGTCTCACCACAAGTTGTATCAGATCTAATAGTCCCTTCAAATGTCACTCTTGCATTTGAACGAGATGGTGCAATAGTTAATTCTGGTCAACTAATCATCAACTCCAGAAACATCATTGCTGAAGATCGACAGATTTTCACAGGCACTGGAGATATAGATTTCGTTGCCGGTTCAGTAGTTCGAACTGCTTGGTTCTCAGATGTTGCAGAAGCAATTAATATAACTAACGATGATGAATTGACATTAGTTATTTCCAAAGCATGCTTTGTTACATCTAACTGCACTGTTGGAGATAACATAAATCTTAAGTGGGAATCTGCTCGAAACTGTCTAACAGCAAATTCTGGAATAACCGTCTCAAACATTAAGAACATCTCCGCTGGAAATTTCCAACTATTTGCTGGCGCCGGAGATTTTGACTTCCTTGATGGGACTGAATTAAAGCTCAACTGGTTCGCTAGACTCTCATCTGTCCTTAACTGGGTCGAAGATGAAGAAGTAACTATCATTGTTAATGAAGATTCTATCATTCAAGCATCTGTAGCAACTGTATCTAATGAAAATATCAAGGTTGTTCCAGGTGGTGTCCTTAATTTAGATGCTGGAGTAGTTCTCACCTTGGGTAATCAAATAGATGCCGGAGATTATCAAATATTCTCAGGTGCAGGCTCTCCAACTTTCGCTTCAGGATCTGACGTAAAATCTTCTTGGTTCTCAGATTTTGAAACAGCTGTAACAAAAATAGGCACTGACAATGTAAGATTAATAGTCTCATCTGCTGCTTCAATCGCTAACGATTGCACAATTAATGCAAATACTACATTAGACATTCCATCGAAAGGAAGAACCCTAACAATCGCTGATACCAAAACTCTCATCATCAACGGCTCTTTCTCTGCTGGACTTTATCAGGTTTTTAGTGGAGATGGGAGTGTGAGTTTTGGAACATCACCTGTTATAAATGTATACCCTGAATGGTGGGGAGCAAAAGGAGATGGAACCACCAATGACTATGCCGCACTTAATGCCTGTAAGGATGCTGCCTCCGAAGGTCGTTGGATAATACTTGCCGCAAAGAAGACATACCTAACTAATACTGAATTTGCATTACATACGGGGGCTCATGGCCCGAAACTCAATGGCAATTTCTCAACAATAAAAGCTGGTGATACGATTGATGCCGTTGTATCTGTTGACGGAGCAACGAGTACAAAAACACAGGTATTGAACTTAATTATAGACGGTGATAATAAGGCAACCTATGGATTCAAGGGTGTGCTAATAACTGAAGAAAACTCACTATTGCAAAATATTCATGTCAAAAACGCCCTGTCTCACGGGATGTATTTTGATGGTTGTCAGGTAATGCGATTAGAAAATGTCATATCTAATTACAATGCTGGTGCTGGTTTTATGTTTGAAAGCTGTAATGGGTTGATTGCCGATACTATCAGAGCTGTTGGCAATACCGGCAATGGTGTTACTGTCCAAAGAGGCGTAAGGGCACACACAGGCGGTATGCAAATATTCAATCCTGATATTGAACAAAACGATGGGCATGGTATTGAAGTCGTTGATACATTGTCTGGAGTGGCAATATTAAGTGGATGGCTTGAAAAGAATGGTCTTGATGGAATAAATATCGGAGGTAGTGCAAGAGGAGTTAGTGTTAGAGATAACAATATAGTTGGTGGGGATGATGGGAATGTTTATAGAGCTGTCAGATTACAAGATGGTTCCGCTGGATGTGATGTAATTGCTAATAAATTTCAATACTCCGCTGGAACTGGAGCATTTGCAGTCGTAGAGAATGAAAATACGGGGGCAGCCTACAATAGAATTTATCCTAATTACTACAGGTCTAACGGCAATGTCCTTGGTACTCCTGAATATATTGCGGCACAGACAAGTGGAAGTTGGACGCCTGGCTATGCTCCTGGAACAGGATCATTTACATCTATAACGTATGACTCCGGTGCACATGAAGGAATATGGACAAAAACAGGTGATGTTGTTCATGTCCAAGGTAATATAATGACTGATTCTATCGATACGACAGGTGGTAGTGGCACAGTTTTAATCACCGGATTGCCCTACACCGTAAAAGCAGGGAATCAAGCAAAATATGCTAGTGGTAATATAGCGGGTTCTTCCGCATTCGTAGGAGATATGCCATCTGCAATAGTTGCACTATCAGGAACTACAACAGCACAATTGAAATACAGAGTAACGGCTAATGATGCTTTAGTAGCTCTTGATGTTTCTGATCTTGCGACAGGAGCTAATGGAAACTCTTTTCTTTTTTCAATAACATATATAGCAGATTAAACTATGAACTCTCAACTAACTAAAATACTTTCAACTTGCTCAATCTCAACAAGGGCTACAGCTATAAATGGAGTCTAAAATGACAACTGAAACTGAACTGATAGGAAAAAGATCTCAAGTACATTAAGAGAACTGTAGATTAATAATCATGAAAAAAGATCATCAAATAGAAAAAATACTTTCAACATGTTCTGTATCAACAAAGGCTACAGCTCTAACTTTCTTCCCTGAGCGCTTTCATGTACCTTTTGCTGAAAACGTTCATGATAGGATATTCGACCTTATCGATGGAAAGGCAAACAAAGTAGCAATCGCCGCACCTCGTGGTTGGGGTAAGACATCCATTGTAGCTCTTGCCCTAATTGCGAGGTATATCTTGTTTAGAAAGTGTGAGTTCATAGTCTACATAAATATGTCTCATGATGCTGCTTCTTTGCAAACTGAGAACTTACGACGTGAACTTACAACAAACCTAGCAATCAAGCAATTCTTTGGCCCTATACGTCCACGAGGTGTAAAGCGAGATGAGGTTGATGAAAGTTTTAGCAAGAAAGCATGGGTTGCTTATGACACATTTGTACTGCCAAGGGGAAGTGGTCAGCAGGTACGAGGTGTCTTATTCAAAAACTCCCGCCCAGGCTTAATCGTCATAGATGACCTTGAAGATCCTGAGACAATTGAAGGTGAAGTGATTAGGGCAAAGCGTAAAAACTGGCTTTATGCAGATGTTATTAAGGCAGTTCCTAGACTTCACAAGGATTGGAAAATAGTGTACATTGACACTCTAAAACATGAAGATGCTTTAATTCAGAATCTGCTCGATGCTGAAGATTGGGCAAGTATACGCTTAGAAGCATGTGACGACAACTTTAAATCAGTAGCTCCCCATTTCATGTCTGATAAAGACATTGCTAAGGAATGGGAAGAACATTCAAAAGCAGGTATGACCGACGTCTTCTTTCGTGAATTAAGAAACTTACCAATCTCAACTAAAGATGCAGCATTTCAAAAAGATTACTTTCGTTATTATGGACATGCAAGAGAAGATCAAGTCGGTGAACATGATCTTAAATTAACAGATGCTGATATTCAGAATAATAAGAATATTGAGAATGTAGTAATTGTTGACCCAGCTAAAACCGTCAAACTTCATTCAGCTGAAAGTGCAATCGTAGGAATTGGAATTGACCTTAACAGCGCACGAATCTTCATACGAGATATTACATCTGAAAAGTTTTACCCAGATGAACTATACGACGCCATGTTCGATATGGGAGCAAGGTTAGATGCAAAAGTATTAGGTGTTGAAGAAACTTCACTTAACGAGTTTATCAAACAACCTATTAAAAATGAGATGTTTAAACGAGGTAAATTCTTCGAACTTATCTGGCTTAAGGCACGTGGAGGGATGAAGAAAGAACTCCGTGTGAAGGAACTTGTACCTTACTATCGTCAAGGCTACATTTACCACAATGCTTCTTGTGTGAATATAAAGAAACTTGAAGCTCAACTTTTAATGTTCCCTCGCTCTAGACTCTGGGACATTATGGATGCTGAAGCTTACATCATTGAGATGCTTGAAATGGGCGAACGTTACTTCTCACCTAAAGAAAATCCTGCTGATGTAGAGGCTGAATATAAAGAATTAAATTACGAACCTCCCATAAGCAATTGGAGATATGCTTAAAATGGAAAGAGATGATGTCTGTCTAAAACATTCAGGGATGTGTGCAAAGATTAAAATGTTGGAGGGTGATGTGAAATCTTTATGGCTTAAATGGGATGGAGCACAAAAGCTCTTGATAGGTACTTTAATATCAACATTATTAAGTTTCTTAGGAGTCATCTTTTTGCTCATTGAGAATCATTAATTGCTTCGTATTTTAATTAAACAAAGGAGATAAGTTTGGCTTTAAAGAAGGTGTATTTTGGTTCATTAGGACCTTTTGTCTATGATGATACTGTTCCAGTAAATGACCCTGATGGAGATTTTGCTGGTGAAGATCATAAAGCAATGACTACGGATGGACAGCTCCGTGTGGAACAAGGCCCTGTTGCAGATGAAGAAGTTCTTCGTCTTGTTGATCTTGGGTTTAGGCTTATGCCACCTGTGTCTGTTGTGGATATAGATAACCCAACTGAGCTAAATGTATTAACAGGTGACCTAGGTGCGCTTGTCCTTGCTTATCAAATAATTGGTGCTACAGTACAAAATGAGTACACAATCTACGCCTATGATGCTTCAGGACCTGCAGTAAATGCACCTTACATAGTAGATGCATCTGGAGTAGGTGATGAAAGATGGATAGCAATAGGTGGAAAATATACTGCTCAGTTATTTTATGCTTCAGGAGGTATTAGAGTAGGTGGAGCCTTAAATTATTTATCTATTGATAATTCTGGAGTTATATCTTTACATGGCACAGCTGAGCGAAAATTAACCCTTCGTCCTGAAATAGACTACACAGCTCAACTTGCTCATGCAAAACCTACTCAGGTAACAATAGGGATATTTAAAGGATTTTCATTTCCTATCTACGCTGCAGATAATGAAGAATTATTTTTTAGACAGAGAGTCCCAGGTAGGTGGAATGGAACATCTGATATTATGTTCTATGCAGGTGTTTGTTTATCAGCAGCTGAGGATGTAGGAGACTATTTTAAATTTCGTTTCTCATGGGAGCATACAATTGTTGGAGAAGAAGTTCCAATAACCTCTAATAATGTAGATATAGAACAAGCAGTGCTTGTAGGAAGAAATGCTCAATATGATTTATATAGACTTGATTTCACTATTGACTATGATATTGATGGAGTAGGTAACGAAATAAAGGCTGGTGAATTAATTGCTGGACGACTTTATCGAATAGATGCTACTGACCCAGATGTGTCTAATGAGATAATTCTTTTAAATTGGGCTACTGAATATACAGTAGATAAAATGTTTAAGACACTTTAGGAGATAATTAATGCCCTATACCGTATCAGGTGAACCAGGACAGGGGAGTACAACAGATTTCTCAGATAAATCTTACGATTACGAGTACCCTAATGGTCTTAATCTTAAGCCAGATTCAGAGTTTCATAAAGAGCTTAAGGGAAAGATCTTAACTCGTGCTAGGGAGTCTCGTAATGAAATGTCTAAGCGCTATCCTTCCTGGAATGAAGTAGATAAGGTTCTAACAACCTACATTCCTCTCAAAGATAAGGAAAGACAACTTAAGCAAAAGGATACTGCAAAACCTGTATCAATCGTCTTCCCTTATACTTATGCAATGCTTGAGGCACTTCTAACCTATCTTTCAATGGCTTTTTTCCAAGACCCTATGTTTCAATATGAAGGTGTTGGACCTGAAGATGTACAGGGTACTATGTTGCTTGAACTACTTGTCCGTCTTCATTGTATTAAAACTAAAGTCCCTCTCGCTGTACACACTGTCTTACGAAACTCCCTTGCATATGGAATAGGGCCTGGTGCACCTGGGTGGACAAAATTGCTTGGAAAGAAACCTATAAATTCTGAGGTAATCACTTTAGACAAATTCGGTAGAAAATCCATAAGTAGAAAAGTTACCTTCGTTGAATCTATGCTATTCGAGGGGAATAAACTAGATGCAATCGATCCTTACATGTACCTACCAGACCCATCTGTAAGTGCTCACGACACTCAATCTGGTGAATTCGTAGGTTGGGTTGTGCGTGATAACTTAATGAATATGCTATCTGAAGAACTCTCTAGCGATGGAGAAATCTTCAATGTGAAATATCTTAAGGCAATAAGGAATAAAAAATCATCTTTTTCAATAGACCAATCTAGTCGCAACTTAAAATACGGAGGTCAAGATCCAAGAAATGTAACTGCAGCTTCTACAAATCATGTAGATACAATCTATATGTATGTAAATCTAATCCCGAAAGAATGGAAACTTGGAGAAAGTGAATATCCAGAAAAGTGGCTCTTTGCACTCTCTTCAGATGAAGTAATAACATCTGCTTCTAAAGTTGACCATGCTCATGGTATGTTTCCTGTTGCAGTTGCTGCACCTGAGTTTGATGGTTTTTCACCTACACCTATTGGTAGATTAGAAATCCTACATGGTCTTCAACATACATTAGATTTTCTTTTCAACTCACATGTAAGTAATGTTCGTAAATCTATCAATGATATGTTTGTAGTTGATCCTTATCTAATCAACATAAATGACCTTAAAGATCCTGAGCCTGGCAAACTTATTAGACTCAGAAGGCCTGCATGGGGAAGAGGAGTTGATAAGGTTGTACAGCAACTCCAGGTAAACGACATCACAAGGAATAATATAGCTGATTCTGCTTACATAACACAGTGGATGGATAAAATCTCTGGCGCTGACCAATCTATGATGGGCTCACTTCGACAAGGAGGTCCTGAGCGATTAACAAGAGGTGAATTTCAAGGGACTAGAGGAAGTGCTATTTCACGTTTGCAAAGGATTGCTTCAATCATAGGTATGCAGTTTATGCAAGATATAGGTTACATGTTTGCTGTTCATACACAGCAGTATATGTCACAAGATACTTATGTAAAAACCATTGGAAGGAATCAAGAAAAGCTAACCGAGATGTTTGGGAAACAGGAAAGAGTTCCAGTAACTCCTTTTGATTTATCAATTGACTATGATGTAATCGTTAGAGATGGAAGTATTCCTGGAGGAAACTTCAGTGAGATCTGGGTACAACTGTTTCAAATAATAGGTGGTTCTGAACAACTTTCTCAAGAATTTGATGTATTCAGATTGTTTAGTTATATAGCAACTGAACTTGGAGCTAAAAATATCGAGGATTTTAAAAGGAATGTTAATAGAATCCAACCAACAGTAATGGGTAATGAAGAGACAATGAATGAAGTAGATAAAGGGAATTTAGTACCTACAGGAGTTTAAAATGAAAGAAGATCAAGAGGTCATAGTTAATGCTACAAAAGATCAAATTGAAACTTTTAAAGCATCAATCTTATGGAAAGATATTAAGCGTGAGTTAGAAATGTGGAAAGATGGATGTAAAGATGAATATGGACAGACCGTTGGAGATTCCATAACTTCCGGCGCAAACATCTTGACACACTTAGGAGACATACATGGGCGAGAGATGGCGATAGATTACTTCACATCCATGCCAGATGTATTCTTAGAAATTTTAAAAGATAAAGATGAGAATAAAGAGGAGATAGAAAATGAGTCTAGATCCAAATAAACCAACTGATCAAGAATTAGTAAGCATGTGGCCTTATTGGGTTAGAAAATTAGTATCTTCTATAAATAATTTAGAGGCTGGGGTTGTTGATATAGTTTTTACTGACCTTACTATATTAGGTGGAGCTACAACATTAGTTATTGGAACTGATCTTAGTACAGCTACTAAAGAATATATTAAAATTGATAGTTCAGGAGCTGCACTTATTAATCAGATAGAAGGCGGTGCTGAAGGACAAACGAAAACCTTTATATTTCAAGATAATGATATATCATTTGTAGATGGACCTAAAGATACTGGACAACTTTATCTAAACCAACTACCTGCATTATCAACCTTTAATGCACAGCAAGATGATGTAATCACTTTAATAAACATAGGTGGGAATGGTACAGATGAATATGGATATTGGAAGGAAATTTCAAGACAATTAAGTGTTAAATAGAGGAGGAACTCATGCCGGAAGAAATTAAAGATCAGATTGATGCAATGCTAAACATTGGTGAACCAACAGCTACAGATGCTCCATTTACTGAAAGTGTTGTTACAAAAGCACCTGGAACGGAAGCTCCAGGAACAGAGGCACCTTCAACAAAAAGTGTAACAACAGATGCTCCAGGAACAAGTGCACCTGCTACGGATGCTCCAACAACTGAGGCACCTGTAGATGATGAACTTGAGAAAATGAAAAGGGAGATTGAAGCACTTCGTACAAAACTAAATGAGACTCAGGAGAAAAAACCTCCTGCAACTAAATCACCGACAACAGAAGTACCTTATAAAGAAATAGACTTCCTCGGTAAAGAACTTGACCTTGATGATTTAACGAGAGACCCAGATATTCTTAATAAGATTCTTAACAAGGTATATAAGATGGGCTCTGATGCTTCAAAACAGTTTCAGGAAACTACCTTAAAAAACATCCCTGACATTGTTAAGAGCAATGTAGTCGCACAAGCAACTTTGAAAAAGAAGGTTGATGAATTCTACACTGAAAACAAAGATCTCAAACCATTCAAGAAAGCTGTCGCTGCTGTATATGAAGAGCTTGCTTCAGAAAATCCTGATTGGAAACTTGATAAGATCTTCAATGAGACAGAGAAAGAAACTCGAAAACGTCTTGAACTTCAAAAGAAAGCTGGAGCAACTTCTGCTCCATCAACTGAGGCACCTAAAAGGAAATCACCAAGATTCCCTGGGACAAAAAGTTCCAGGTCAAGACAGAAACCTAATACAAACTCTCTCCTCTCGGAGATTGATAAGATGAATGAAATAATTTAAAGGAGGTAACTAAAATGCGTGAAGATAGATTTTGGGGACAGGATACAGTTGTTGATAAGTATCATGCTCCCAATGCAGATTATGTAATGAATACCAGGGATTATGTCTTACGGCCTTCAGCAGATCCTACATCAGGTCCTATAGTCATAACTCTCCCACCTGTCTCTGAAGCTAGAGGCAGATTCTATTCTATTGTATGTAGAAATGCAGACCCTGTGAATACTATCACTATTGAAGACTTCAAAGATGATAGTGAGTGCTGGGCAGGTGATATAACATTGGATGGTAAGTGTGATGAAGCACTTCTTTACTCTGATGGAATGAAGTGGTTTGTACTTGGTAAGGTATTAACTTATACTGGAACAACTACACCACCGACCTCTGCTGCACCTACAACTGCTGCACAATAAGATAAATATTTAACCTTCGTTTTATAAATAAACGAAGCAATTTATAGGAGGAAATAATTATGTTTTTAGGAATGCGTACTGTATAAACTTTGCGCATGTAAAACTACTCAAAATCGGGGAACATCTCATTGAGACAATCCCGAGCCAAACTGATACAGGAGGTGTAACGATCATGACTAATATAGAGGAAACTATGGATAAAATGAGAAAGATGATTGATGATGTACTAACATTCGATAAAAAGCAAATTATGGAGGCTCTTTATTGGATGGCTTTAGGTGATGGGCATGTTGAGAAACCTTTGCGAGGAGACTGTCTATTGACTGTATCTCATTTTATTGAACATCAAGATTATGTATATTGGAAGGGTTCAATTGTAGGAAGAATATTAAGATATTCTATTAATCCTATGACTGTTAAAAGTGGATTTGCTGGGTCTCATAATATGGTTAGGCTTAGGACTCAACATCATCCCTGGTTCACTAAGATTAGAGAAAGAGTATATGAAACTATAGGTAGAAAATGTATAGATCCTTATGCCTTATCATTATTAGATAGATTAGGACTTGCTATACTCTATCAGGATGATGGAAGTTATCACTATACTCCAGCAGCTGGACATAATATATTAATCCATAAATTATGCTTCAGTAAATTCGAGCTTGAAGCACTCGCTAAAACCATAGTTGATAAATTTGGAATTATATTTAGAATTAACAGAGTTAAAAATAAAGGGCTTGGGTACAGACTTAGACTTCGTGCTAAGGATAGAGAAAAGTTCTTTGCATTAATAGATCCTTATATAGTTCCGTCAATGCTCTATAAAGTTGGAAGGGGTGGCACTTCAATTTGAAGTGGTGAGATGATCTGGTCTTCATGGCGACATGAAGAGGCTGACAGAAATGATCAGCCCATTGCTGATAAGCAATAGTAACAACTACGGGAACCGGAGATTGGGTTGCAGATCAGCGTCCAATGTCTTGGCGTCAAAATATACTTTATTTATACCCTAACGGAATGACTCCGTTAACAGCTATCCTTTCCATGATGGGAAGTAAGAAGGTAACTGACCCTCAGTTTCATTGGTGGACAGAGCAAATCGGTTCTGTCTCCGGAGCTGTCAATGGTATCTTTACCGTGCCAGATCTTTCAGTTGCTTATGCTAATGGTGGAGTTGCTGGAGATGTAGTCTATGTTTCAGTAGCTGCAACCCTCGCTAATCGTATCCGTGCTGGGCATCAGATTCTACTTCGTGATGCTAGTGATTATCGTGTAGATGTTGTTGGGAAGGTGAGTTCAGTTAGCACTTCTGGTGCTATATCAGTTCTTGCAATCATTCTGCTTGAAGACGATGATAATAGTCCAGATCATGATCTTTCAGATGTTGATAATCTTTTAGTCATAGGTAATATTAATGCTGAGGGCGCTGAGATGCCTAATGCTATTGCATTGAATCCTGTAAAGCATTATAATTACACTCAGATCTTTCGTTCACCCTTGAGCATCACCCGTACGGCTCGAAGTACCAGTCTTCGCACTGGAGATGATTATCAAAAAGCTAAGCGAGAATGTTTAGAAATGAACTCTATTGAAATGGAACTTGCATATCTCTGGGGAATCATGACTGAGCGTATAGGTGATAATGGTAAACCTGAGAGAACAACTCAGGGTATTATCAACTTCATTCGCAACAACGCTCCAGGTAATGTAGATGATTATACACTTAATCCTGCTTACTCTGGTCAATCCTGGACAGCTGGAGGTGAGACTTGGTTAAAGGCTATGCTTGAACTCATCTTTCGCTATGGTGCTGAGGATAAACTCTGTCTCTGCGGTTCAGGTGCATTGTTAGGAATCGACGCACTTGCACAATCCTCCGGACAGATTCAACTTGCTCCGGCGCAGAAAACCTACGGTATGCAGATCAAAACATGGATAACTCCATTCGGAACTATCCATCTGAAGACACATCCACTCTTCTCTTTTGATGCTACCACCCGTAACATGATGGTGATTCTTGAGCCTAAAGAACTTGAGTATAAATATATCCAGGACACTACATTTTATGGTGAGTCTAGTGCCAAGCAGCATCCTGAGGGCTACGGACATCGTAGAATTGATGGGACTGAAGAGGAGTACCTTACTGAGTGTGGTCTTGAGTTTGGATTCCCACTTAAGTGCGGTATTTTGAATGGTGTAGGTCTTCCAAATAACATTTAACCTTTAACCTCGAAGGTGAGTAATAAACTGCCCACCTTCGTTTTATAAATAAACAAAGGATTCATATGAATCTACTTCAACTCCGTCAGCAATTCAGAACAATCTCAGGTCGTAACGACCTCGTAAATGAAGATGGTTCTGACAATGGTGCTAATTTTTACATCAATGCAGGACAACGTCATCTAGATCGTTTAGATACTAATCAGAAATCTTATGGAATTTGCTATAGATTCTGCAATATAGGTTTTCATGCAGTAACATTTCCATACTGCCGTGCGGTTAAAGAGGTCTGGGCATCTACAACTACTGCTCGATGGCAGCTTGAGAAGAAGAATCTTGCGGACTTAATTGCAGGATACCTTACAAAACTACCTTCATCTATAGACAAAGGGAATCCTCTTTACTATGCACCTACAATAACTCGTGCTGTACCAGAAACCTTCAACTCTGAATCAAGTGATTTTGAAGCTTACTCCGGCTATGTAGATGTAATAAGTGCAAATCACTTTGCTTACAATTGTGTTTTAATAGCACCTCCTGTTAAAGAAAAAATCCTTATTGAAACCAAAGGACTCTTTTACACAGATGAACTCATAAATGATGATGATAAAAGTTATTGGTCTGAAGTGCATCCTGACATCTTGATAATGGCAACTATGCGGCATATTGAGATTATCAATAGAAACACTCAAGGTGTAAATGATTGGAATGCTTCAATAAAAACTGAGGTTACTAACATTGGTAAAGATCTTGTCGAAGAAGAAATTGCAGAAGTTACTCAAATAGAGGATTAAATGGAAAAGTTATATAACCAGACTAATCAACTTGTAAAAGATTTACAAATGATTGCTGATAATATCTTTGATTATAATTCTGGACTTTGTAAAAAAAGAATCCCACTAAATATTATACAGTATGATATTGCAACTTTAGCAAGGGATCTTGCTAAACTTCATGGAGAAATAGGAGAAAAAATAAGAAATGACCCTTAGACAGAAACAATCTAAATTTGCAAAGATGATACCTTTACTAATTCTCTTTGCTTATGAAAAAGGTTATGAAGTAACATTTGGAGATTTCTATGCAAAAGCAGGTCACCGTAGATGGAGTTTCCATTATAAGAAATTAGCTGCTGATCTTAACTTATTTAAGAATGGAAGATATCTAAGAAGTACTAAATCTCATGAACCTTTAGGTCTATTTTGGGAATCTATTGGTGGCACATGGGGTGGTAGATGGGGAGATGGTAACCATTATTCCTTAGGAGAAAGTCGATGAAGATGATAAAAGGTGATACTTTAGAAAAACAGATTAAGCATATAGATAGAATCCTCAAATTGCAATCACGGAGACTTCACAAAACAGTAACTGGTGTTATCACACCTTTTCCAATATCTGGTTATTGTGAGTATCCAAAAGAAGATGTTGTTTTACGTTATATGTTTCCTGCTAGTGGTAAAATAACTGTTGGAGGGATGTTTGTTGAGAATATGCCTAAGCATGGAATAAATATTGAGACTATTGTGTATCAAAAACTTACATATATTAGTAAAACAGCATTCTCTAAAAGACAATCTATTATGATAGAGCCTAATGCCAATGTGGAGGCAGGAGATAGATTATTAATAAAAGTTGCTTCTATGAATGAAGAAGAAGTTGTCTCAGGAATCTGGATTGCTTTCCTCTGGACTCCGGCAGTTAAAGATTCTGAAATTAGACCCTTTCTGATAGATGCTTTGAAAAAAGGAGATATGGATGCCTTGTATCAAATGTAGTAATGGTAAATGGAAAATTGGAACAGGTAAATGTATGTATCCTTCTAAAACTGTCTGTGAACGTGCTTTGAAAGGTTATCAAGTTGCTAAACATATACATCACTCTGCAGATAATGGAAAGTTTCTTGAAGATAGAAAAAGGAAATTTAATGTATGAGAGAATTTTATACTAAAATTGATGAAGCTTTAACAAAAGGCCTTAGGTCTGAAATTAGAACTCCAAGGAATTCACCTGTTTTACATGAATGCCTTGGCTTTAGAATTGGAAAGAAAGCACTTGAGGAAACTGAGTTTCTTTATAATCCTTTACCTTCAAGCCTTGATATGCACTACAGTTGGCCTTTTCCTCAATTTCTTAAGCAAGAGAAATATAAGATTCTCATTGTTAGAGATAGCATTACCAATATGGAAGATGTTGTTTATTCTTTAGATAATCATTATAATGCTACACAAATATTTGCTATAGATGAACTTACATATGACAAAGGTTCTTTAATGGAATTAGCTGATTTTGGTTCTTACGCATTTATGACCAATGGAGTTATAATGATCTATTGGGATGTAGGAATTAATGATTGGCAAGAAGTAACATCTCATGCAAACATTCCTATGATGCGAACTGTGTGTAACTTTAAAGGGCAAATGATAGGTGGATGTGTCCTATCTGACTGGCATAGTTGCGATGAAAAGTTCATTGTCTGGTCTAAAATTGGAGATGTTGATTTCACTCCTGGTTTGAAAAACGAAGCAGGTTTTCGTCGTGATCCTTTTGGTGGCGAAGTCTACCATGTGCGAAGGTTAGGTGATAATGTAGTTGTATACAGTTCAGGTGGTGTAACCTTAATGAGTCCAGTAATGTCTCCTGCTGCAACTTTTGGGTTTAAAGAGATTCATAATGTAGGTCTTAAAAACAGAGGTGCTATGAATGGAGATTTCAAACGTCATGTGTTTGTAGATCTTGAAAACACTGCATGGTATTTGAGTGAAGAAGGTTTGAAAGAGCTTGACTATAGTGAGTATGTAAAAGAACTCAATGCAGGAGATAACATTGTCAACTTCAATTCATATAAAGGAGATTTTTACATCTCTGATGGTATGAAGAGTCTTCTTCTTTCACCACAAGGAATGACTAACTATCCTGACCCAGTAAACGCTGTCTGGTATGATAATGAAGATGGTCATGGTTTATGTGGCTTACCTGAAACTCCAGAAGGAACATTTGAGCATTTGATAGTTTCACATATCATAGACATGGGTTACAGAGCTCAGAAAACAATCTTCTCAATTGAACTAGGTTCTACAGCAATGGATGCGGAAGTAGCTATTGATTGGAGAATGCATCACACAGTTGACTTTCAACGAACTGCATTTGTTCCTGTTAATTCAGAAGGTATTGCATCATTAATTATTGCAGGGACTGAATTTAGAGTCTGTGTGAGATCTAATTACTTCGTAAATGAATATTCATCTTTAGATTATATAATCTTAAGATGGAAAATGACTGACTTAAGAGGTTTGAGAGGTGTGTATGCAGCTCCGCCGAGAGGACAATAATGTTAACTAAACTAATGCCCGATCAAATATCTAACTTTTGGGATATCATTAAATATGCTATTGAGGAATCCCTACCTCCAATTGTAGGTGAGAGTCCTGATAAGATGAATAAGATCCTCGCCGCACTTCTCTGTGGCAAAGCACAGTGTTGGACTAGTTATGATAAAACAGAAGGTGAGAATAAGTTTGAAGGTATCGTAGTTACAAGGGTTACTTATGATGATGTAAGTGATACAAAGAATTTATTAATATACTGCTTATATGGTTATGAGACAGTGAATAAATCTAATTGGTTAAGTGGCTTTAAAACCTTGGTAAAGTTTGCTATAGGTCAGGGATGTAGTCAAATCGTAGGTTATTCAGATGTACCTTTAATACTTAAGATGGTTGAGAGACTTAAAGGTGAGACTAAATATACCTTTGTCAGGTTACCTTTGTTTAATAAATAAACGGAGCATTGAATTATGCTAATATTTACAAATGACTGGAAAAACTTTGAAGCTAAGATTCATAAAAAAGGTGGTGGAGGTGGAGGTGGTGCTGGTGTAGTTGATTATCCAGCACATATGAAAACTTGGCACTCAATGGCTCTTGATGGTTCTGGTGTAGATACACTTACATCTAGTATGACAGATATGATGAATATAGCATTTGGTGCTGACCCTTATACAGGTGAATCTGCCTATGACCCAGATACAGAACTTACATCAATGCTTGCTTCTGTAAGTGATCTTGATACATTAGTTGCATTGCTAAGTTCAGGAAACACTTTGGACACAGTTATTGCAGACGTTCTTTCTGACACAAGGATTGATGATGCAGTTGATGAATATTCACTTGATCTTGGAGATAGATTAACATCCGAAGTTCTTCCAAGATTCGAATCAGGGATGAGAGATATCAATGCAGTTGTTTCATCAGCCTTCGTAGTTGGAAGGGGTATTATTGAAGCTAGCCAAACACGACAAGTTGCTAAATATAGTGCAGATTTACATATGAAAGCATTTGGCGATGATGCTTTGAGGTTGATAGCGCTTAAACTGGAGTATCAAAAATCTCTAACTCATATAGCTGTTGAAGCAAATCGAATAAAGATAGTTGCTAAGAAAGAAGAAACTGATATGAATCTTGATATAGATGAATCTGCAGCTACTTGGGACTTAAATGTATTCCAACATGGTGCTAATTTGTTAGCATCTATTGGTGGCGGTACCTATATACCCAATGAAAAGAAAAAGAGTGCTCTTAGTTCCGCTTTGGGTGGAGCATTGAGTGGAGCTGCTGCAGGATATATGGTATCTGGTGGTAATCCTATGGGAGCTGCCATCGGTGGAGCACTTGGTGCTGCATCTAGTTTTTTATAAATAACTTAAGGAGGAAAATAAATGCCTATAGACCCTAATATGTTAGCATATTTTGCTGCTTCATTTGGTCAAGGTTTAATGAATCCAGATGACCCAATGCAGCAAGTGGCGGGTGCAACTAAACAAACTATAGCTACTAAAAGCTATATGGATATGGTTAAGCAGATGCTTGCAGGCGGTGGGAAATTTTCTATGGACAAAGATAAATTCAAACTTGATGCACCATCTGCTTTACTTGGAGATGATCTATTTAAAGACGCTCCTGCAGGAACGGCTATGAATGCTCCAACAGGAACAGGGACTGCATCTACTCCTGGAGGTGGAGATGGTACAGGTATGGATATGTCTAAGTTGATGATGCTTAATTTATTAGGAGGTGGTACATTAAACCCTTCCGCTAGCCCACTAAATATAAGCGGCGTTAGTTTAGCTGGGCTGACACCTGAGAATATTTCGCAAGCGCTGCAATTAAAACTTATGAGTGAAGAAGTTGGGCGAAAGAAACTTTCTGACATTTATAAAATGATGCAACCTACAAAAGTTGAAGATCCTCGAACTACAAAGATTAAGAATTATGAATACTACAAAACTCAAGAAGAACTTGCTGGGAGAAAGGCTAAATCAATAGAGGAATGGGATGCTGGATTGGTTAGAGAGAGACGTCTCTATGATGAAGCAGTAGCCTCCGGTATGATTAAGGAAGAAAATCCTTTCCATGAGTGGTTGTTTGATCTTAGGAAAGCTGGTCGTGATGTGATTAGCATTGGTGAACAAGCTGTCCAAAGAGGTAGAGGTAAAGGTCAAGCTGAAGTGATGGCTCCTGGATTTGCTCAAAGTGTTAAAGTAGATCTTATGAAAGATAAAGCTAACTGGCCAAGTGACACACTAATTAAACAGTATACAGATAAAGGTCTTCCATATGCAGAAGCTGAAGATCGTGCTCAGAAGCGAATGATTCTTGAGGCAATGGATAAGCAGATTCGACAAGCGTTTAAAGGTAAAGAAATAACACTTGGAGAGGAAGGCTGGGAAGTTGATGGAGAGTTAAAGGTGAGGTATCCTTAATGGATTTTGAAAGTATATTAGATAGAGATTCTAAATTTGAACATCTCTTAGGTGAGGTTAGTCCTAAGGATAGTCCTTTTGAAAAAGTCTTAGGTGAGATTGAATCTATACATAAGGATCCTTTTGCCGATCTTAAACCTGCACCTAAGATTTCTCTTCAGTCTAAGAAATATCCTCAATCTTTCTTAGGCAGGCAAATGAAAGGAATGGAGGCATCTTTAGGATTATCTGAAGAGGAATATGATACCCTTGAAACTGAGATGATCTCGCAAGAGAATAAAGACTCATTCATGGAATCTATTGGTGAGGTAGCAACTCTTGCTGGTCAACCTTATGATGTTGCTAAAGGTGCAGGTAGTTTCATAATGGCTGGAATTCCTACTTTCTTAATTGGCATAGGTGGAGCCGTTAGTGAGATGAATAAGGAACTTCCTCAATTCATAGCTGGATATTCTAATCTTCTAGACATGGCTGATGCTGCAGAGAGAGGGTTTACCAAAGTTGGTAAGTATATGCAGCCTGGAAAAGAAAAGGTTGAGGATTTTCTAGAGTTTCCTAGAGAAACATTTAAAGGTGCTTTTGGTGAACCTTTGTCTGAATTGCTTCTTGGTCGTCCTGAAGATGTAGATCCTGATTTAGCTGGTGAAATAGCAATGGTTCCTATGACTGTTGCTGAAGCTCCTTTCAAAGCAGCTTCTGAAAGTGAGAAAATAAAAACAGTTGCTAAGGTAGCTAAAAAACTTTGGTTAGACAAAGTATTTGTTACTGAAGATAATATTAGAGGTGCACTTAAATTTGCTGGATTCTTTGCAGGGCTTGCTGCTTTACATAAGGTTTACAGGGGCAAACCTGGCGTTGTTAAGGATGTTCCTAAGAGAAGTGTAATTAAAGATGTTAAGGAAGTTGCTGACAAAGCTGAGAAAATTGCTGAGACAGAAATATTGATTGAGAAGACTCCTAATGAAGCAATTAAATCTGCTCAAGAAAAAATTCTTAAGATGGAAAAGATTCAACTTGAACTTGAAGCGAAGAAAATTGCTGAAGATTTAAAGAAAGAAGCTGATGTAGAAAGTGTTGTGAAGAAAGATCTTAAGAAGAAAGGGAAGAAAGTTGAAGAGGTTAAGAGTGATCTGAGGACTGCTGAGGAAAGACAGGCTAAAATTGAGAAGGTTTTTAAAGAGGAAGTTAAAAAGGCACCTGAGAAGAAAGTTGAACCTTCTAAACCTTCCCCTAAGACTGAGCCAAAGATGAGTAAAGATATTAAAATTATCTATGACGAAGTTATATCTGAGCTCCCTGACTATATCAAGAAAGATATAGATGTTGAATCTATTCGTACAGCTATTTTTCCTGCTGAGCATCAAGGAGAAGGTGGAAAGACTAAAATAACTGGAAAACTTAAAGACCCTGAAAAGTATCATATTATATTAGAGAAGGGAGAAGAAAATATAAAGAAAACTTTAAAGCATGAACTATTACATACTTATGTTTTAAAGCATCGTGAGCTAGTAAAAAAAGAACATGGAATGTTTGGAGATGAAAAAGCTGTTGAGTTGTTGGAGAAAGAACTTACTCCAGAACCTATCACCCCTTTAGATCGTCAAACAGGAGTCTCAATTCCTGAGTTTGAAGGTGAGAAGAGTCCCTTCTTTCAAAATAAAGAAGAAACAACTGCATTTAAGAAGGTTTATGAAGAGAGGAAGAAGTCAGTTTCTGAAGATGTGGAGATTGCTACTCAAAAGCTAATCAATGATGTGAATAGATGGTATCATGGAGATGAGACAGTTGACATTGTTAAGGTTAGGAATAGTCTAAGGAATCTTGCATCAAGTGGTGATGAGTTAAGGATGGAATTTCTTACAGGTACAGATCATCTTAATTGGTTAGATACTGTTAAGGAAGCTTCTACTTGGGCTAGTAGGATTGGAGCAAAATCATCAATAGGTTATCATGGAACTAGTACAAAGTTTCTACCTGGAATTGAGCAAAGAGGATTAAGACCCATCAGTTTAAAACAGATAGTTGAAAATGTTTTAGATGAATTAAATTTAAAAGGAAAAGAAAGAGAAGAAGTTAGAAAGACTATAGAAAGTTATGACTACTTTGAATATTCTATTAAAGAGGGAGAAGGAGCTAGACCATATGACAAACCTGATTTATATATAGCTAAGGATATTGAGTCTGCTAGAGGATATGCAGAATGGGCTGGAGAAGCTTATGATAATGCTTTGATAGCTGCTGGCGCATTTGATAAACCTGGTGGTAAATTTAATCGTGCAGTTTCAAAAGACATAGCTAAAAAAGTTAAATCTTTGTATGAAAAGAATAGAGCAGCAGAACCAGTTGTTCTTGAAGTTGAGGTTCCTGGAGGATTAAAAAAGGGAGATAATATATATAGAGACCAACTTAAATATAAAGTTGTTGAACCACTTCGTTTAATAAAAAAACGAAGGGAAGGTATAGAACTATTTACAGGAATTGATCCTACACAAGTAAAGAAATTAATTAAATCTATCAAACCTAAGTGGGATAGGGATAGTCAATCATGGAAATTTGATGTTAGAGGGATGCTACAGGAAATATATAAAGATCCAGAATCTGGATGGTGGATGGATGCACAAAGATTAACACCAGGTACTAATAGACCTCTGTACTTAGGAGATACAAAGATAGAGGCGATAAAGAAATCTACTGAATTAGCGATTGAAAGTATTAGGGATTTACCAGGTGTTCAACTTTACTCCGGTCTCCCTCTTGACAAAGCATCTAAATTAATAATTGAAGGTGCTAAGCGGGCAAAAGAATACATGGATGATGCTAGACATGCAAAAAGAATTAGACCCTTCAGGGCTGCAAAGATTGGTTATGAAGCAGCTATTCGTGAACTTGTTGATAAATCTGGAAATATCAAGTGGGATTTTATTGATAAGTTGGGTCTTAAAGGTTATGAAATAGTCCAAAAATTAGTCCTCACTAAAGGTGCTAACACCATTGCTGCTAATAAATTAAAACAGATGCAGAGAGAAGTCTATGGAGGTCTCTCTCGTAATGAAAAGAATGTGTTAGACAATCTAATAATGTATGAAAGGTTACTTGATATAGCTAAATATAAAACAGTTAAAGATTTCAATTGGCCTATCCATAAGAAAAGTGGTAAGCAATTAACACCTTCAGATGCTATAAGTTATATAGAAACATTTGCTCAATTAGAAGGAATAACATCAAAGCGAGCAAGTATCATTCGTAGAAGGGTAAAGGGATACTTTGAATGGATGAAGACACCATTAGATGATATGTTAAAAGCTGAGTTAATACCCAAATCTGAATATGATGACTTAATCAAACACAAATATCGAAGGATTAAGTTAGTAGATATCTTTGATAAAAAGTATGAATCTAAAAGAGGTAGGAAACCTTTAACTGTCTATGACTCAGGTGTTCAAGAATTAGCTAGAGGTAGAAAGACAGACATTTATGAACCTAGTTCAGAAATTATGGCTTTAGAAGTATTCAATCGTGCTTATGGTCGCATCATGAGACAGGAAGCTAATAAAGCTCTTCTTGGATTATCCAAGAGTGACCCTAAGAATCCATTTGTTAGATCGAAAGATGGCAAAGAAGGAATTCCTTCAGGTTGGCAAAGGATCTTTGTGTTTGATAAGGGTGAGAGGAAAGCTCTTTACATTTCACCTAAGATGAGTAAAGAATGGTTAACCTCTTCATCAGAACTACCTTATAAATATGGAAGGTTTATACAGTATATTTCTGGTTCAGCTGTACTTCGTACGTTTGCTACTGGCATTGAATGGGGATTTGCAATGGCTAATATCCCAAGAGATGTTATGCATATATATTATGCTGCAAGAGTTTGGGAAGATGGACAATGGAAGAGTGCATACAGTCCTCATTTACCAATCTTTCTACCACAAATAGGTATGGACATTGCAAGAGTATTTCCAGATGTTGTTGTTAGAGGGAAGAAAACTCAGAATTACTTCGACTACGGTGGTGGAATGGAGTTCTTAGTTCATCAAGGGTTAATGCTTAGAAAAGGTAAACATCTAGAGCCAGGACTTGCTAAGCCATTGAAAGCATTAAGTTGGTTTGGTGAGACGTCTGAACTTACAACAAGGGTTGCTATTAAAGAACATATGATACGTAGAAGAGCAAGAGAAAAGGGAATTACAGTTGAAGAGGCAAGGAAAGATAAGGACATTCAACGTGAAGCTTCTTTCGTTGCTAGAGATTACATGGACTTTGGTCAAGGTGGAGGAATTACAAAAGCAGCTGATAATGCTATGCCTTATCTAAATGCAGCTGTTCAAGCAACAAGAGGTTTATGGAGAACTGCTAAAGACAATCCTAAAGAGTTTGCTTATAAGACAGCTGAGATTGGGCTTGCAACAACTTTGATTTATTCAGCAATGAGAGAACAATGTCCTGAGACAGCAAAAGCATTGCAAGGATCTATGGCACTGCAGAATAATTTATGTATTCCAGTTGGTGATAACTTTGGGTTTGAGGATGAAAAGGGACAGACAAGATATTGGGGATTTAAAGTCCCTTTAGACCCAAGTCAGAGATTTTTCAAAACTTTCTTTGAAGCAGCTTATGATAAGTCTATGGGATATGATGTAGATGTAGATAGGGTAACTAACAATATGTTAGAGCTTTCTCCTGTTGGCGTTTCTAGTATGTCTCCTACAGTATCAGGTGCTATTGGTTATCTTTATAACAAAGATCTTTGGAGAGATGAAGATGTTTGGAAGAAAACAAAGCCATTTAGTTATGGTCTCACAGTTGATGGTAAGTGGGTAGGTAGAAGTGAGGAGTATGATAAAGATACTCATGAATTCTTTAAAGATATAGGTAAACCTACAAAGATATCACCAAAGGGAGCACAATTTGTTGCTGGAGAACTTTTCACAAATAACTCTACCTGGGCTTATTTAATGGGCAAAGGTTATGAAAAGTTATTTGCAGATGCCCCTAAGGAAAAAGTGGAACAGCATTGGGCTATGACTTTGAGTAAAATGCCAATCACTGGTAGATTCATTTTTGTAACTAATCCTTATTCAAAACATGCTGGAAAGATTGAGGAAGATGTAGAAGCTTATGCAGTGAAAAGATGGGTTGAGACAAGAGAACTTGATCGGCTTACTGAGGGTTATTTATTTGAGAAAGCATTTGAAAAAAGTGATGTTATTAAGTATATTAAATCTTTCAAAGATATAGATACCCGTGAGCGATTGAGGGAAAGGTTTGATTTTCAAGTTGCTATAAGGAAACTTCCTGAACGCTCCTTCTGGCTTCGATTGAGGAGTTTAGCTCCTGAAATTAGAGCCAGTCGTTATTATGATAGATTGAATAGTGCTACACCTAAAGAACATGAGCAACTTATGAAAGAGAAAAGCATTGTAACTAAAGCCGGTGGATTCTTCACAGATAATTTTTGGTTAGAGCTTAAAAAAATTAGAAGAGAAAAAGAATAAGACTATTTTTTAATATAAATACCTGTAACTTCCCATATCTTCATCCTAGCAATTTCTTTAAGGCTTTGTTTTGAGGTTTTACACAAAGGGCTTGATAGATATATCTCTTTATCATATGCTGAGGCTATAAAACTTCCATTACTGTATAAGCCTCTATAAAATTCTATATCAATATTTCTTAATTTATCATGAATAGTAAATCCAAGTCCTTTACTTTTATCTATTTCAGGCATATTTCCCTTCGTTTTATAATTAAACAAAGTTATACATCAAGATTTAATATTTTAATAACGTCATCTGCTTGAGGTCTATGAACAACCTTAGCCATTTTCATTGCTTCCACTGTTGATAAAACTCTATCCATTGTCAACTTATCCATATCATTTCTAAAATGTTGAGCTAATTGCCATATAGGAACTTCACTTGTCTTAGACATTCTTAAGAATGCAATGACCCTCTGTAAAATATCAGCTGTATCACTTCTTCCATATCCTTTAAAAACACCTTGCATTTTAAGCTCAACCTCTTCCAATACATCAACTGCTCTTTTTATATCAGCAGTAGTAAGGGTCATTTGGTTCTCATCACTATCTCTTGAAACAGACATAATCATTGAAAGTTTCATAATATGATTAGCCCTCCTCGATATGTAGCCGTCAAATCTATCATCATAGAAAGGTGGATTCTCTTCAGCTTTAACCCTCCAGTCAGACCAATAGTTTAAGAATCCCTTTGTATATTTAAACTGTCCTGAGAGTAAAGTTATCTTATCTAAATCATGGAGAAGAGATTTCTTCAACTCTTTCTCCTCTTCAGTTTCCATAGGGAGGAGAACTATCTTTTCCATCTTCTCTTCATAAACATAGATGATTCTACTTGTAAGTCCACCACCTATAGCATCTATAGGGAGGGAACTTCTAATTAAGGAAGGAGTAGTTGCGCCAAAAAGATTCACCCAAACACCTACAATTTCCTCCTTCTTCCTAGCAATTGTTTCATAAGCCCACTTCCTATCACAGTCATACCAGTCACATAAAGCAGACATCATTTCTTTATTATGGTATCCTAAGAATACAGTGAATTCTTTAGAGAAGATAGTCATTGAAGAATGAAACTGCATCTTACCTGAATTTAAATCAGGGTCTTGATAGTTAGTTTCCTTAAGACGTCTGATTAATGCTTGGAGGGAAGTGGCCTGTGCAGCCACTTTAATCTTACCTATTTCTTCAATTAAATCAAGTCCAGGATTCATGGCTGTTCCTTTACGGACTCCTGAAGGGCCTACAAGGACAATGTAAAGATTGGGGTAGAATAGTAGGGAAGAACCCCACTGTACAAAGCACTTACGTTGGAGAGCAGATGCAAGTACAGAGATAGCTGTCCAAAAGCGGAAGAGTCTTGGAGGTTCTGTGTTCTCGGTGAACTGCATATAAGCATCTATCCAGTCAGGAAGCTTTCTGTTTAGTTTTATCATATGGAAGAAGCTACTATTATATTATGGTTTGTAGTAACTTTTTGTAACTTATTAAAGTACATTGTACCACTTGGACTATTTACAAGTTCATTATGTTCCTTCTCTGTTAGTATTAATATATCTGGTCTGGTGTCCTTATATACAATTCCCTTTAGACTAGTCCATAATTTACGGTGTTCAGCATATTTTTTGTTTATCCAAAGTAAGACCATTATAAACCTCCTTTAATTTATCCGCTAAAGTTTCAATATCATTAGGAATATTTTTACTTTTAAATTCCTTCATTAAATCCTTACACATGTTGAATCCTATACATAAGTCTGCAGGAACTTTTATTTTGGTACTTCTCCAATACATAGGAGTCTCCAGGCTATTTTTAATCCTAATCAATATTTCAGCATGCTGTTTCCAAGGAAGAGATAAAGGTATTTGAAAAACCACTGAATCATGCACTTGGGTTAATAATTCTACAGGTTTAAACCACTGCTGATTATCATAGATAAATTCAATACCTTGTTCATTAATCTTATCAGCAGTTGTTGATTGAGGAAGTTGTGCATAGCCTTCACGATATGTAGCTTCACATGAAGCTTTAGTAACTTTTGGAGGATTAGGAATGATAGGTCCCATGAAGATTCTTTTGCGCCCAAAGAGGTTTGTAACAGTTCTATCTTTCTTAAGCATAGACTGAATCAATGCTTGATAACCTTGTCTGATTTGAGGATAAGCTTGGTGAAGTTTATCTAATATATATTTAGATTCTTTTTCAGTTATCTCATTTACAAGTGCAAACTTTTTATATCCTGTATCGTAATTAACTGCGTGATTGCACTTTTTACCGAAGTACCTTTCAGAATGTGTTCCATCACCTAGAGAACATGTTCCATCTTCATCTGTTACTTCATTATAAGACTTTCCAAAGATCATTGAAGCAGTAAGTCGGTGCATGTCTTTACCGGATTCAAAAGCTTCAATCATAGGAATTATTCCTCCAACGTAGGCAACAATTCTATTCTCGATCTGGCTAAGGTCGAAACTGTACCCGATATATCCTTCATCAAAAAGGAAAAATCGTAGGAGATCATGTGGCCAGTTTTGTTGATTACCTCCAGTTCCAAAGATAGTTTCACCTGATGATAGTCTTCCTGTTTCAGCTCCAACTGGTTTATACGAACTACGATACCTTCCATCTTTATCTACCTTTCCTATGTTCAAATAAGTCGATTTACGTTTATTAGCATGTCTTAAGGCAAGGATAATTTTTGCTTCACTATGTCCTTTCCTTGCCAATCTTTTCATTGCATCTACATCACAAGTTGTAACCCACTGACCTTTAGAGTTTCGTTTTTTATAAGGTTTAAGACCAAGTGAATTATAGAAATATTCTTGAAGTTGATTCGGAGAGTTATAATTAAGTTCAAAGCCTACTTTTTTATTTAAAAGTTCTGCATTTTCCTCTATATAAATATCTATCTTTTTCTGCTCCTCCAACATCCCACTTACATCGACTTTAATTCCTCTCTCCATCATATAAAGTAAAGGTGGAATTAACTTCCTTTGGCGGTCATAAGTTTCAATATTCCCTTGACGTTTTAGATCTTCAATTTGCATAGGATGTGCAGCAGAGGTTGCAATAGCATCCATTCCATTATAAGTCCACCAGTTTTCCCAAGTTCCTCCACCAGCTGCCTTCATCCATTTCTTTCCATCTTCCTTATAATAAGGTATATCAGTATGCATTGAGGTTACGAAGTCAAGACCTGCACGGAAATCTGGGAAAGAAATTTTCTGAGCAATCTGTGTGCAGTGTATTTCACCTAATGGCCGCATACCATATTTATGAAGAAGAAATTGACAATCGAAGATGAAATTAGCACCCCTTTTGGAAATTCTTTCTTCCTGCATAATTGCAGTAATTAACAGCATTATTTCATATTCTTGTTCAACATTAAAGTAATCACCTTGAGAACAGCGAAAAGGGACACAAAAAGCATTGTTAGGATTAGTTGCAAAAGCAATACAGTCAAGTTCTTCATTAATAACTTCAATATCAATATCGAGAGTTGTACCTCTAAGGCCTTGTTCATAAGCATTCTTTAACAATGCTACAGATTCATTATAAGATGGTTTAATCTTTACATTCCTCTCTTCACGTCTAAGTTCATGAAATTGAGATTCATGTTTAGCTCTTTTTAAATCAAAGCAGATTAAGGGTTTATTCATGAAGTTGAACTTTGGTGGGATGAAAGTTGCAGGATGGAAGGTAGGTACTATCTTTAATCCAGGGATAAGGGTTGATTCTAATATAGACCCTCTCCATTTAGTTATTCCCACACGGTTTGTTAGAGCAATTAAGGGTATATTGCCATAAGCTACAACAACATTTAGATTTGGAAGTGCTTCTAATTCCCTCTTTAGTTCATTAATATAGGTCCATCCATCTTCAGAGATAGTATACTTTCCATAGGAACCTATGTTTATATAATGAGAGATTGGGGCATCTAAATCTTTAATTACATTTGTTAGATAGCATTCTCGTCTAATAAGTCCAGCTATTTGCATACAGGAATCTTGACCTTTTCCGGCAGGGCCTACAAATGGAGTTGGAGGATTCCATCTTATTTCTTGAACTCCTGGTTGCTCACCACATATAGCAAGAGTTGCATCTTTAGGACCTCTAGGTGGGACGTAGGTGTGTTTCATTCATCCCACCCTTCTGTAAAAGTATAATTACACCTTTCACATTTCCACCCAGTGTAAGAAGAACCTGACCCACTAGGATTATCTCGATCATGAAGATAAAAATGTCTATGTAGGCATATAGATCTATGCCCGAATATCCAGCATATAAGTTTTCTAAATCCTTTCATCAATTCTCCTTTGTTTAATTTTGAAACATAGTTGTTTACATCTTATACGTCTTCACCAAGAATGAATCTCTATACTCCTTGCTCAATTCAAACCCTGTACCAGCCATACCAAGTTCTTGTGCAGCTATTAATCCATTACCACTTCCCAAGAATGGGATAAGCACCCTCGAGCCTGAGAAAGCAAAAGTTTCATAAATCTCTTTCATCAGTTCAATAGGGCGTTCAGTTGGATGAGTTTTATATTGAGGTGGGACTGGAGAGAAATTGAAGATGTTACTTCTTCCTGGTTTAGCTAGTGCCGGACGTCCTTTCCATGCATAAAAGAACATTTCATAGGAATTAGCAAGATGAATTTCAGGTCTTTTAGATTGACCTGAAGATTTAGTCCAAATGCCACACATTCGGTGAGCATTAAATCCTGCTTTAATAATTGCTTGATATATAGTTTCAAAGTGAGGCTCTGGAGCAAACCAGAATATAAGCCAGGAGTGTTCAGCCATCTTTGTGTAGACAGTTGATAACAATCTCTGTAAGAATCCTGGATAGTCTTTTTTAGAGACTTCATTATATGATTTTCCATAAGCATAATCTTTCTTTGCTGAACTCCCTTTATCAGAACCATCTATGTTAATGGCATAAGGTGGGTCTATCTCCACAAGATGGAAGTATTCATCTGGGAGTTCTTTAGAACCTTCAAAGAAATCCTTTAAAACAAAGTTATTCATCAACTGCTGCTTATCAGGTGCAATGCTTTCTTGTTCAATCTTCTTTGCAAGAACATCCTTAATTATAGTCTCATTCATTTTATCGAGAATCTTACTTGCATCTTTTTGTGTCTTGCATTTGTCAAAGATTCCAGGGAAAGCATCTCTTGCATCAGCTCTTCTAATTGCAGATGATACATAACCTTTAGATTTACCTATCATTTCTGCTGTCTCTTTCATTCCCCATCCTGGACTATCAGATAATGTTGAAATCTTCTCACCATGAACCTCTTGTTTGAGCTTATGTATTTTACGAGTAAGTTCATCATTCTCATGAAATTCGAGATCTTTTCGATGAAGATTTTCAGCTAGCTCAATACTCTTTATTTCAAGTTCTGTGATATCAGGTGGATATATTCTAACTGGTATTTCAGTGATATTGTTCCTAATTAATACAGTAAGCCTACGTTCTCCAGCAAGTAGTAAATAAGGTTTTTCCCCGTTGTTTTCTTTTACTGCTAAGGGAGAAATCAGACCTGATTCTTTCAAACTTATCTCAAGTCCATCTAGATCACCGAATTCTTTACGTGCTCTTTCGCTAATTTCTATTTCTGAAATAGGTATCATAGATACCTTGCCAATGTTGATAGTCATTATTTACCTCATAATTTGCCGTTTAAATACTGTTATATTTCCATACAATACATTATAGATGACACTTCTAGACACACTGAAGAGTTCAGCTAACTGTGTTTGACTAAGGTTCTTATATTTACGTAAGACCTTTACCATTTCAGCTTCATTTGAAGTAAGTCTTGAATGAAAACATCCCACTGTAGGATTCTTAGACCTCTTGATATAATCCTTCATATTATCTGAATTAGTCCCTAAGTACAAATGTGCTGGATTGATACATCTTTTATTATCACATCTATGAAGCACTAATTTTCCTTCTGGAATTATTCCATAGTATATCTCCCATGAAATTCTATGTGCTCGACATCTTTTACCTAAACACCAGAAATCCCCATATCCATGATCTGAAATTGTTCCATCCCAGTTCCAACACTCACCAGCTTGCATACTATCTACTTTGTCAAAGAACCGATGTTTAACTGACTGACTATGTATGCCATTCATAGTTATAAATTCCATAATTATCCTTCTAATAATTTAAGTAATTTCTGTGCCTGTAATTTAGATAATTCCTTAGTTTTAACTTTTGCTTCTTTTTTCTTATATTTCTTTGTGTATTTTTTAGAGGATACCTTCTGTATCCTTCTTGAAAGACGAATAGTTCGAAGAAGTTCTATGGCTTCATCTGTGGACATTTCTGAGATTGACTCCTGAGGGAGGTCTTCTATAGTTGACATTGATCAGTTCTCCATTTATATATTATTTGATGTATTATGAGGCCTATAAGGAATATTAAAGATAACCACCATAAAATCTTTAGAGCTAACATCGGTTATTCTCCTCTATATGTTATCTGCGAAAGCACTTCTTTTTCATTATCTGTAAGGTCTTTTGAAACACTAGCTAATTGAACACCCACTTGATAAGATGTCCCCCAAGATTTACATTCCTTTACAAAATGTTTAAAGAATGCTATTTGAGAAGTTTCATCCTCATTTGCTAATAGTGCTCCAACATACTTCCAGTCTATTTCCTTCATAATTCCAAATTTCATCTTTTAACTCTCCTTTCTGCATTCTTCAAAATAGGCATGATTTCTTTAGACTTTACCTTTTTAGACATAATAACTCCTGCGATTATTTGACCATGCTCTTCGAGGAGGTCAAGAAGATCATCTAAGATAGGCTGGAATAGAGCTTTTCTCATACCATGAGTTGAAATTAGTCTATCACAACGAGACTGTTGTGAATCAGTTATGTCAAATGAAAATCTTGGTCTGTATTCTGATGGCATCTTAATTACCTCCAATTAACAGTTGGCATTATCACATCCTTAATTATTCTATCTTTATAAGGAAGAATATCTCTTATAAGATTCCTTATGAATTCATAAGTATTTCTTGAAGATTTGTAACCTAGATCAAATAGTTTCTGATGTGCTGGATTGTAGTAATGTTCTTCCTTTTCCTTACGAGGATTTTTAATGTGGGAAATACCTACATTTAAATCAAGTTCTTTTGCTGCCCTTGCTACATTGTATGCAAGTTCATTGATTGTATAGGTGTTTTCAAATTGATTAAGAGTTCTATATTCACCAATTTCAGGTGGATTCTCGAGAGCAATAGTCATACATTGAATGCTATCTTTTAAAGGAAGATAACCTCTTATTTGATTACCTTCTCCATATACTGTCAGAGGATGTTCGATGATAGCTTGAGTACAGAAACGGTTGATGACAGTACCAAAACATTCATCGTAGTCAAAGCGAGTTAGTTCAGTCTCTTTTTCATCACCTGTAACTTTAACTCCGAATACAGGACCTTGCATAATGTCAGTTGAACAAAGGTTCCAGTTTTTACAAGCGAAGATGATGTTGTTAGTATCATGGACTTTAGAAAGGTGATAGAAGGAACCTGGAGATTTAGGGAAAGGTAGTCCCTTCATTGGACACTCATATTGAAATCCATCTGCAGCAGGTTCTTTATAACTATCCAAACAATATCTGGGAATCCTTCCCTCAGGTATATCACAATTAGGTGTGCCATACTCCCCCATAGTTCCTAGTTTTAACAAATGTGCTTTGGGACAGACTTCTTTCATTGCCCAGAGGAGATTTAAAGTGCCTATTACATTCTCCCACTGGGTTATTACTGAGTGTCGAGCATCTATCATACTCCAAGGTGCAGAAGGCTGTTCAGCAAGATGAACAATTGCATCTGGTTTAATCTCGGATAGGAATGTAGTTATATAATTAGGATATTCATGTAGACCGAATTCAGCCCTTTCTTTGATATAGTTTGGAAAATTCCTAAGAATCATCCTTCTATCTATAGGGCCTTGGATAGGTGTAAGTGAATTACTTCCACAATCCTTCACCCTTTCTCTTCTTATATAAGAATCGAGACAAGCTACTTCATGACCCTTTTTTAATAAGTGGAGTGTCAAAGGCCAACCAAGATAGCCGTCTGCACCCAGTATTAATATTCTCATATTTCAAATCTCCTTAATAGATACATTTAATTTATTGTTAATACTTTCAGCAGTAGGTATATAATTACTCCATCCTATAGGAGCATTATCATTGAACCACTCTGACATAATCCAAGCCATAAGATATATAGGATTTTGTTCTATTTCTTCTATTATATAAGTTGGATCTTTCATATTTCAAACCTCCTTAACTTAATATCGCAGTGTTCATAAATAAATTCAGAATACTTATCATAATAAGTTATATCCTCAACAATTATCTCTCTTATCCCTGCATTGATTAGTAAAGTGATACAATTCTTACATGGTAAGACACAGTTCATATAGAGTCTAGTATCCTTTGTAGATATTCCAAGACGTGCTGCAGATGCTATACAGTTTCGTTCGGCATGTTCCGCATGACAAAGATGAAGACCCTCTCCTGATTTATAATCTAAGAGATGACGGGGGCAAGTTGTTGCAATGAGAAGTACTGATTCAGGAAGTATATCCTTCATTGCCCATCGAAGGGTTTCATCCTTTTCAAACCTATCCTTACCACAATGGGGGATTCCTCTTGCAGGACCGTTGAATCCAGTTGCAACAACTATTTTATCTTTCACTAAGATTGCTCCTATCTTACGTGATAAACATGGAGATTTAGATGCAACTGATTCACAGATTTTATGAAAGTAAGTGTCCCACTTTTGATTGTTCATTTTATTCAACTCCCATCTCCCTAATAAGGGCATCTAAAAGGTAGGTGTAATTACGAAGGTCTGTTATTTTTTCATTCCACTTTCTTAAATTATACTGTCTTGGATCTTTAACCATATCAAGAATGGAAGTAATATGTTTAACAGCCATTCCCATAAGAGCTTCTGCCGGTGAGATATCTTGCATAACACCAGCTTTGTGAAACTGGATTAAACGATCTTGATTATCGGAGTATTCTATAGCTTTTTTGATTAAGAGTTTCTTACTTCGATTGTGAGAGTTTTCTACTTCAATTAAAAATTCCTCGTTAGTCATTGCTTTTCTCCTTTGTTTTATTATAATACGAAGTGTCATTAATTATCAGTAACAGGTTGTTCATAACGTTCGTATTCTTTATGTTTCTTCTGTCTTATCATCTCTGTAACTGCTTTTAATCGAGCTAATTGTAGTGGAGTTAATAATTGCTCCATTGCAGGAATATAATCATTGAATTCTTCTAGCTGAAATAGTTTATTTTGAAGATGGTTACATTCAAATCTACAATCATCAAGTTGTTTTTCAGCTGATATCCAAGAAGATAGAATGAAGATAATCATGATGATTATAACTATTATCATTGATAAAGTTTTCATCTTATTCTCCTAATAATTAAAAGCGAGCTGTCCGAGCGATTTGACCTAGAGGTTATCTACTCCCACCTTCTATCCTTGCTCGCTACTTTTCACTCTTTAGATTGCTGGGAGCAGGATTCGAACCTGCATAACAAGTCCATTCTTGTTACTCATCGGTTTCGTAAGTGCGTCTACCTAATATGACAAGCTCTGTCTCTTTCAACAGCTTCGTGAAACTCTTTATGCCTGCCTAAATTCCGCCACCCCAGCAAGTTTCATCTACCTCGGAACTATATACTTACGAATAGTATTTTGTTCTCCATAGGTATCATCTGTCTTTGTCCCAAGAATTGCCCAACCTTCAAGTCCAGGTAGATCATCTTCATAATCTATCGGACGTGCAAGATCAAGATCGAAGGCTTTGGCAAATACCTTGATTGCATAAAGTGAACGTTTGTACTGCTTTTCAGTCATATTTCCCTTGTTAGGAATGTCGAAGAAGCCTGAAAATTCCTTTACCATAGGTGCATCAGCAATCTCGAAAAGTGGAGAGAAATATTTAAGGTCATTTCCAGTGTTTTTATCCACTCGTTCACCTTCTCTACATCCAATGATGCGAAGTTTGTATTCTTCTCCAGCCTCAGCAACTGTAGGTTCTTCTGCACCTTCAATATCATCCATCTGTTCTGTTAAGTCTAGCATTGACATAATTTGTTTCTCCTTTTTCTGAATTAAGTTGAATTAAAGTTGAATTAAAATTGGATAGTTATTTATTTAAAGTCTTTTATCACCTCCCTTCGTTTAATTTAAAAACAAAGCATTTACAACTTCTCTTTATCCTGATAAGGCATCCCTGCTTTCTTCAAAATATGCTTTATGTCGGTCTTTTCATAAGTATCAAGCAATCCATCTGCTGAGAGTCTTGAGCGTGCAAGAAAAGTGCCAGTTGACTTTGTTAAAAGTCGATACTCAATTCCACTTGATGTTTCCTTAGGTGAGGTTACATAGATCTCATCAAACATGAGAGGAATAGTTACCATACCTTGACCTGTTGTCATAAAGCGGAAGACAGTTCCTTTATCAGGATCTTCAACGAGTTTAAGATGGCCTTCAAAGATGAAATCACAAGGTAGATTTAGCATCTTTGAAATGTAGTTACGAATCATTGTTTTCTGTGGTGTGTAATCTTTTGTAAATCGA